GCTTTCGACGCTGACAATCGGCTTTGCTCCAACACGAAGCGACGGCAAGCCATGCCCCGAAAGCATTTTTATATATCGCTGTTTTTCTGGCTCATAGCCCAAGTATGAAACAAGAATATCCTGAGCGGCTTGGATGTAAAGGCTTGCGCTCTGGTCGTCGTCTGAACCATAGACGCCCGTATATTTTTGGAACTCTTCAAGTGAAACAATCATTTTTTTTCTCCAACAAAAAAACAAAAAGCCCATTGAAACACAATCAAAATCAATGGGCTTTGCAAAACAGTTTTGCTACTGCTTGATTTTCAAAACAAAGAAATCCTTTGCGTTGATTGCTTTGCCCGCCGCATAAATTGAAGCGTCAAAGTTGTGCGCAAGGCTTCCGACTTTCTGCTTTGGAGTGATTTCAAGCTCGTTCGCAATGCCGATTCCATAATTACCAAGCTCGCCCGCAAGCGTCTTGGCTTTTGGAACGAAAGGCGAAAGGATAATCTCCACGCCCTCGATGTTCTTGCTTTCCACAATCTGCTTGAGCAAGATTTCATCTTTCTTTGTGCCTGCGTCGGTGATTTCGGCATAAGTGAGCGGGTTCATCAAAATAACGCCGTTGTCGGTCTTGCTCAAAAGTGTGAGCGCAAGAGTCTGCAAGGCGGCAGGGTCGAGTTTTTCGACTTCAACATCTGTTGCGTCTTTATAGATGGACTCAAAACGACCTTCAACGCCCTCAAAAATCGCTTTCAAGAGAGTGCGGCGAACGCTCTCAGAAAGGATTTTCTGTACTGCGCTTTCAAAGTCCACTGCTGAAAGTTTGAGCGTTTCATCGCTGACTTTAAGAGATTTTGCAAAAGCACGAGGCATCAAGTTGACAGAAGCCAAATCGCCCGCGCTTTCGTCAAAGTCGCCGTTTTCGTCCACAGTCGCAAACTCGCCCGCCGATGTGTTCCAGACGGGAATGACCGTTGAGCTAGAAGCGCCCGACTGAATAGAAAAGCGTGAAAGCAAATCGGTTTTGTCCTCAAGAGCAAAGGCAAGCGTCGAAAGAACGTTGACCGTTCCTGTGCCGTTGAGCTTTACTGCGCGGTTTTCCTGCAATGCTTTCTGGATTTTGCCGAAAAACGCCGTTTTGTCTGCGCTTCTTGTTGCTTTTGGATAAGGCGCGTTTCTCTGTGCTTTTTTCTGCGCCCTGATTTTCTTAGCGGCTTTCTTTTCGCGAATCATTTTCTTGACGCGCTCAATGCGCTTATCAAGATTTGCAATTTTTCGAGTCTGTTTCTTTTTTGCTGTTGCCATTTTTTATTCTTCCTCCTTTTTCTCTTTTTCTTCGCCGTCGCGCTCTTCCTCTTCTTCCTCTTCATCGTCGCGCTCTTCCTCAGCGGCTTCCTCTTCTTCGAGTTCCTTCAATTCCTCTTCGAGTTCCTCAAGCTCCTGCTCTTTTTCCTCGAGTTCCTGAGTCTGCTCATCTTCGCCGTCGCGCTCCTGTTCTGCCATTGCGTTCACCTTTTCGGTGAGCGTGTCCACTTTTGCCGTCAAATCGCTAAGGGATTTAATCAGCTCATCAATTTTCTGTTCGTCCATTGTTGACCTCTTACTTCTAATAGTCTGGCTTTCTGTTTCTGGATAGGCGGGATTTATCACACAAAGAGAAATCGCTGTTAAATCCGCTTTTTGCAAAATACAGATGTCATTCTCAATAGTCCATTCACGAGGATAGAACTCAAAAGAAAGCGTTTCGCAATCTCCGCGCTTAATTGTGTCAAAACAACGCTTTGCAACGTCGCTTTCTCCAAGCGTCAAAAGAAAGTGCAAGCCGTCGTCTTTGTCTTCGAGCTTGAGCGTCTCGCTTTTCGTGTTGCCGAGAATCAGCGTTTCATCGTGCGCATAATTTGCATAAACGTCATTGTTTGAAATCCAATCAGCAAAACAACCCGCCTGAAGTTTTTCACGGCTTGCCTCGCAATAGCCCACCCACATTTCAGCGCTGACGCTGTTATACGGAATAACGCCAGAAACAACGTGAGCGCCGTTTTCATCGGTTGCCCTGAGCGATTTTGCACGGCTTCTTAAAATCTTTTCATTCATTTTATTGACCTCTTGCCCTTAATAGTCCAAAAAGCAAGTTATAAGCAAGAGAAATGCGAATTAAAGCGATTTATATATTAAAATACTTGACAAAATAATATAAATGTGGTAATATAAGAAACATACAGAGCGTTGCTCGGTGATTACATTTTTTAGGGAAGGAGTTAAGCTGTGAGTGATTTTCAGAAAAAACTCCTGCAACGAATCGTGATTGAGCTTGTTGCAGGAGTAATCAAAATCGCTTTTGCTTATATCATTTTTAGGATGACACATTAGCAAAGCATGGCGGCTAGTAGGCATAGACCGAAAACCGCTGTTATTCACAGCATAAACTCTAAGGAGTTTTTATGTCAATATGGACGAAAGACGAAAAGAAAGAAATGCTTATGACTGCGATTGTCAAAGGTGTTGTCGGCGCTGTTGTTTTGGCGGTGATTTTTAAGATTTTCGGGGTGTGGTGATGAGCGAAAACAAAGCAGGAAGACCAAAAGGCACGACAGGCGCGTATAAGGCAGACAGCGACAAAAAAGGCGTGCAAGTCGCTGTAAGAATGACAGCAGAAGAGCGGGCGATTCTGGAAGAGAGAGCCGAAAAAATGAATATGCCGCTATCTCGATACATTCACCGCGTGCTTTTTGAGTGGCAAGAATAATCGCCTAAAAAACAAAAAGCCATAAAACAAAAAAACGCCCGTTTTTAAGCGTCAAACACATTCAGACGGTAATTTTATTATCTTGTGTGTTTCGTGCTTAATTTCGGGCGTTTTTTGCGCTCTATACGGCTATTTTGTTTTAGCTTCATCTGAAAAATCTTTCAAAAAGTGCGTAAAATCAGCGTTTTTCTTTGTTGTTTCTATTGACAGTAATACGGATATGGGGTATAATATAAACATAACAAAGGGAAGGAGGCAAGGTTAAAACTTTTTCGGAGGGTTTCAGAAATGGAACTCAACAAGAAAAGGCGAAAGCCAAAAAGAAAGCCCGGCAAGAAAAAGCCGAGCTTTTGGAAAGAAGTTTACGACTGGTTCAAAGCTATCGTACTTCTTTTTATTGCAGCCCTTATTAACCGATTGATAGGCTAGTAAGGAACGGGCGGTAAATGTTGGTAGCGTTTACCGCTCTTTTTTATTATTGCACGAATAACGCAAAACAGTCAAGGATTTTGCCTATTGCATAAGCTCGCTTCCAAGCCCTTGCGCTTCGGCGTTTTTCTGCTCGCTTGCCGCTGTGTCGGTCTGGCTGTCGAGCTCGCTTTGCTTGAGTTTTGCGCTTGCTCCGAGCGATTTTTCCAATTCGTCCAAAATCGGCAACAGGCTTGCAGGTCTGTAATGCCAATCGCCCGCCTCAATGTCAGGGAGTCCATTTTCCAATTTTGCACGCGCTTCGTTCACGCTCAAAAGCCCGTTATTGACCTCTTTTACAAGAGCGTCAATCTTTGCTGAAAGCGAAGTTCTCAAAAGTGAATTGTAATTGAACTTCACGCAATAGCGTGAGCGCTGGTCAATTGAAAGCAGTTTTTGAAAACTCTCTTCAAGCTGTTGCACAATCGGCAAAATTGCATTTTGGCTGTAAAGCGTGGTTAGCTTTTCAATATCAAGCCCGCCATTCTCACCAGAAAGAAGCTCAAAAGGCACGCCGAAAAGCATAGAAATCACTTTCATTTGATAATTGCGGTTTTCGCTGAGTTCCTGACTGCGATTGTCAGCCATTGCGTTTTGCAGTGTTTCAAATTTAACGTTGTTCGTTTTTACTATCGGCTTATAGGCGTTTTCCGCGCCGCCGTATGTCTGAATGTAGCGTTCACGAAGCGCAAGCATTTGCTCCTCGGTTGCATTCGGGAACTTTTCGCTAACATCGATAACAAGCCTTGAATTAATGCCGTTGTTAAAGCTCGAGTCTGTCCAACCGTCGAGCTTTGCGTTTGTGTCAAAACACGATTTGCACACATCAAAAATGCTTTTCCCTTTCAGAGTGTCGTAACCAAAACGGCTCGGAATGTGCAAAATCTGCGTTGAATCGTAGGTTTTTCCGTTGTAGTGAAATTTCTTGCGGTTCAGCTCGTCGCGGTCAACCAAAACATCAGACGGATTCAGGCGAAAAAGGTTCGTGCATTGCCCGTTCTCATCTCGGTAAATATAAATATAGACGTTGCCCTTATAAAAGTAATCCAAAACAAGTTGATAGCGAAAAAAGAAGCCTGTTTCGTCAATGTTTGGCTCTTTGAGCGTTTCAAAAAGCGGGTGATTTTCGGCTTTTTTGCCACTGTTCACCCAAAACACGCCAAACGACAAACCCGCCACAGTTGTTGCAATGCGGTCAATGCACGAAAAAGCCACGCCGTCGCTTTCGATTGCACGGAATGAAAACGGAATTGCAGAACCCAAAAAAAGCGGCTTTGATTGAGCTTTTTTGTTGTATCTGTTGAAGCGTGAAAAGTTCTTGAAAATTGAAAACATAAAAAAAGACCTCTTGCCCTAATAGTCTTTTCGCATAAAAATCAATGTTTGACGGTTGCCAGAAACGTGTTGAGCACGCTCATGCAGTAGCCCACGATAAGCGCGATGATGGCGGCAATCAAAGAGCCTTTGAACTTTAAGAAAAGCTCATAAACCTTGCTTTGTGGTTTTAGCTCCAGAGCTTCAACACGCTCAGAGAGCCTTTTTATATCGGCTTTTGCGTCTTTGAGTTCTGTTCTAAGCCCGCCGATTTCTGCTTCAAGGCTATCTCGCAAAAAATCCTGTTTTTTGACAAGAGCGTCAAAACTTTCATCGATGTGGTTTTCGATTTCTTCAAGGCGTTTATTCGTGCTTTTTATGTCGCCCTTTAGCTCTCCGATTTCTTGCGAGATATTAACGAGCATTGAATATTGTGTATTGTCTGTATGGTCCATTTCTCTCACTCTCTTTTATGCGTTCCGTAAATCTCGCACAAATCTTTATAATCCGCTTGCGTCTGCTCAATCTTGATTTTGTATTCAGCAAGCGCAAGAAAAAACTCTTTTGAAATTGTTACCGTGTCGCCGTTGTCGGTTGCGCTGTCCAAAATCGGAAAATCCGGAAACACAAGCGCAGGCATTACATAGCGGTCAACTTCAACAACATCACTGCTTTTGCAAGATGGAAAGAGCATTATCAAAACTATTGCCAGAATGAAGCATTTTAAGCCTTTCATTTGTCACCGCCTGATTTTTTTCTTTTGCGCTTATTTCCGACTCCAACAGCTCACAGCGCTTTTTGAGCCGTGCCGTCCACGCTTCTTCCGTTCTGAGAGCTTTTTCTAGTTTTGCGCTTTTGTGAGTTTCCATTTTCCACAAAAAGCAGAAAATCACAGCAATCAAAACGCTAAGCAAAAAAGCAAATGCAAAAAGTAAAAACATTTTCATTTTTGTTCACCTCTTGCCTTAATAGTCTATCAAGGACAAAGATTGTCCAAGATAGGACGAAAGGCGTCCGATGTCGGAAATTGTCTTTCCTTGCTAGGACGAAGATTGTCCAGGATAGGAAATTGTCTTTCCAAGATAGGACGGAAAGCGTCCGATGTCGGAAATTGTATTTCCTTGCTAGGACAAAGCGCGGACGCTATAATTATTGAGTAAAGACTATTGATAAAAAGAGGTGTTTATGAGTGATTTGAACAGCGTTAATTTAATCGGTCGTGTGGTGCGTGATATTGAAGTCAGATACACGCAGAATAATGTGGCTCATTCTATTTTTTCTGTTGCTGTTGACCGCTCGGTAAAGCGCGGCGAGCAATGGGAAAACGAAGCAAGTTTCGTCGATATTGAAGCGTGGGGAAATCTTGCGGAAAACGTGAGAAAATACAGCGGGCAAGGAAAGCGCATTTGTGTCAACGGCTATCTGCTCCAGAAAAAATGGCAGAAAGACGGCGTTAATCATTCAAAAATATGTGTCGTCGCAAATTCCTTGCAGTTGATTGACCGCGTGCAACAGAATAGCCAGAGCGGTTCGCAAAATGCTTGCGCTCCATCTCAAAGCAATCAGCAATCGCAATATCAACAGCAAGCGCAATCCTACGATAACGGCGGCGGTTATGCTGATGATTTGGATATTCCGTTTTAATCAGGAAAAAAAATGGCAGGAAACGCAAACAGCGGAAGAAAAAAAACATCTGTTGCAGAAAAAAAGCTAAAAGGCACATACAGAAAAGACCGCGACGAAAAGCAAGAAAAAGCCGAAAGTGCCGTTAGTTCTTTGATTGCGTTTGACCGCGATTGTGTGATAAAAGCGCCCGCAACTTTGAGCGGTTACCCGAAAATCAAAAAAGCATTTGTTCAACACGCTCAAAGCCTTATTCAGTTAGGGCTTTTATCTCCGCAAGACGTTCCGGAGCTTACGATGTTGTATGAGCTTTTAGCACAATATACAGACGTTTCGCAATGTTTAAAAACTGTGGATATTGTGGAAGATTTCGAGCAATATCAGGCGCTAACGCATTTGAGGCTGAACTTACAAAAGCAGTTTTCAAGCCTTGCCGCTCGATACTACATAAGCCCGACCGCAAGAGCAAAGCTCACGCTTGACGTTCTGGAAATCGACAAAAAGAAAAGCGAAAATCAAAACGCAATCAGTAAGATTCTGGCAAAACGAAACGCATAAAAAGCCCGCCGAAATAAAGGCGGGTTTTGCTTTTGTTAAAAGCTATGTAAAAGTGTTTCAAAGTCGATTGTCTTAACTTTTTGTGTGGAAGCAAAGACGGCGCGGTCTAATGCCATTATCGAAGTTATAACGCTATCGATACGAGCCGACGCACCTTTATAGACTTTGAGCGGTTTATAATTGCCGTTAGCGTCTGGCTTGATTTGCGCATTGCTCAAACACCAACGAGAAACGGGGTTATTATCAAATAGCTTTTTCTCGAGTGCGAGCTTTTCAAATTGCTTTGTCGGATTTGCAAAACTCTTTAAGCTCTGGTCGGTATCGATAAAATTGATATGCGGTAAAAGGTCGTTCATCTTGTTTACAACCAGGCGCGAATTCCATCGGTCAAAAGCACATTCTTTAATGTCGTACTTTTCAGCGTCTTTGCAAAAGTCATCTATAAGCGCATCATAATCAACCGTCGCGCCCGCTGTCGTTTTCACATATCCTTTTTCTATCCACTCGGTATAATTCACGCTGTCTTTTTCGGTCTTTGCCTTGACTTGTGCCTCTGGAATATAAAAGCGATGCTTGAAGTAATATTTTTTCTCTCCATCTTCTTCAAGCTCAAAGCAAAGCGTGTAAACCGTTAAATCTTGCGTTTGCGACAAATCAAGCCCCGCAAAACAGGCACAGCCTGTTAAATCAATATCGTTTTCGTCAATTTGCAATGCTTCTTGAGGGTCAAGCCAGTTTGAAAGTCCTTGCGTGTTCCAAATTCCGCAGGTCTTGCTTTTGTAATCCTGTTGATGTGAAGGCGTAAGCAAAGCGTCTTGCAAATCGCTTTCGAGGATTTCAGGGCGCAAGAATGTATTTATTGCAGGGTTCGACTTTTGCAAAAGTGAGCTATCCCGCCAATCGTCTTTTTCGTCGTATTCATACAAAACCGTGAAATAGCTGTCATCGCTTATTTTGCCGTCGAGGATTGCGCGAGCCTTTAGCACTTCATTGTAGCAAGGGCTGTTTGTGTTGTTTCCCGCCGATGTGATAATGCACACTGTACCATTCAAACGCGCACGGCTTCCATATCTAAAAGCGGTTATTACTTTGTCGTTGTCATATCCGTGAAACTCATCGACAACAGAAAAAGAGTTTTTGTAAGAATCAAGGGCTTTTGTGTCAGCAGAAAAGAAGGATATTCGAGAGCTTCCCGATGTAATCGCGCCACTGTAGCAATCGAAAACGTCTTTTAGCTCTGGTGTTTCCTTGATGATATTCGACAGCTCTATAAAGCTCTTTTGCGCTTGCTCAAGAGAAGCCGATACAAAATAACTTTCTGCGCTTGCCGTGGTCAAAGCGTCGTAAAGGATAAAGGGAAAGAGAAGCGATGTTGTTTTGCTGTTCTTTCGAGCGATTTCAATAAAGCAAGTACGAAAGCGTCGGCGCTCTGGATTGTCTTTGTACTTCCAAGCCCATATATTCGTATACAAAAACATCTGGAAGGGAAAAAGCTCTAAGCATTTGCCGTTCAAATCGGGAATATGCAAGGCTTGCGCAAAGTCTATAACCGTTTCTGCTTCTTCCCAATCGACGAAAAAGGGGAATCCAGATTCCTTTTCAGAACGATACAAATCTTTGCAAAATCTTTCTATCGCCTTTTTGCAATACCGCCCAGAAATGATTTTATTTTCTTTTACGTCTTTGCAATATTTAAGCACAATATCTTTGACACTCATACTTCAATAGTCAAAAAAAATCCCGATGATTTTATATTATTCTATTGATTAAGTATTGACAAAATCAATAAAATATTGTATTATAAAATCATCAGGAGGGCAAGCATGGAACTTGCAAGTTTAATCGTTTCGATACTCTCGCTGATTGTGAGTATCATCGGTTTGGTTGTAGCTCTTAACAAGTGATAAGAGCTGACTGACAAAGTGTCCGAGGGTGGTGCAACACCCTCGTTAAAGATTACATCATTCTTTTGGGGGTGTCAAATGCTTTTGAAAATAGCGGTTTTGGTTTTGGCTGTGTCGAATGTGATAAACTGTGTCAATTTTATTTTGCTTTCGCGCAAGGTGCGAAAATTGGAGCAAAAGAATGGCTAAAGGTGGAAGCCGTGAGGGTGCTGGGCGAAAGAAGCTATCTGAAAGCGGTCGCGTTCAGGTGCAATTTTCGCTCCAGCAATCCGAGATTGACACGATAAAAGCACTTGCTGAAAAAGCGGGGTTGAATAAATCGCGGTTTATTTGGCAATGTGTGGAATTGTGGCAACAAATTAACGCATAAAATTAAAATCTTGCCTTTCTGATATTTTCCCCGTAAATGCTGAAAAAAAGCATCTGCGGGGTGGTTTGTTTTAAATCAATTTTATATGGCAGAAACGAAGTCTTTGAATGAGTGATGAAACAAAAAAAGAGCCGCCCGACAACGACTCTTTCTGGAAAATTCTAGCAGTCATCGGCTTAATGATTGACTTGCTAGGGGTTCTAGTAGCCTTAATTAAATAAGGCTTATATCGGGAAGTCTAGCACACTTCCCGATTGAAAATATACACTACATTTTAAGGAGTTGTCAAATGCTTAATAAACTTTATTACATTCTTTTTGTCTTGACCATTGCAATGTCTATCGTGGCGTTTGTGAGCGGAAAAATATATCTTGCCGCCTATGCGCTTTTGTTTCTCGCTCTTTCGCTTTTTGAGTTTTTCTCAAAATCCAAAAAAGTGCGAATCTTCATAAGTTCCGCAAAGTTGCTTCTTGCAATAGCATTTGTTATCTACGTTTTGACAAAATAATTTCCTTCAAACAAACTCGCCCTGTAGCGTCAAAAACTATAGGGCGGGTTTCTAACCCTGTTCAAGATTTAATTTTTTTCAAAACTACTCTAGCACGAACTTTGTCATATCACGACCCATTATGCAAAACAGCGATTGCACATTGATATCTATTGATGATATTGAAACATTCGGCTTTATTTTACCATTTATCGCACCTGATTCAAGAACTACAAACGGGTTCCACACGGCTGCTGTTCCTCTGACATAACCCGTAACAGACGGATAAGGCTCGCGAATTTTGTTATCTTTAGCGCAAATGGCTTGAAGTTTTGGGAAAAATATAAGCTGACAATCTTCTTCAGTTGTAAGAGTCCTTGCAAGCTCAATGTGCGCTTGAATGTCTAAATAAATAATGTGCGGGGATATGACCCTGTAGCGAGCATATGCTACTTTGATAGATTTTGAATAAGCTCCGAGTTTCGCGCCCGCCGAAATGTCAACCCAATCGCCGATTTTGGCGTTTGCCGTGTCTACAGCTTCTTTGAGTCCGTCTTCTGTGAATGGGATTGCGTCGATTGTCTCTTGCATTGCGTCGAGCTTTTCGCCCATTGCGTCCACTTTTTCGGCGCTTTCTGTTGCTGTGGTTTTGGCGGCGGTGGCGTTGTCGGCGATTTCGGCGGCTTGCGTTTGCAATGCTGTGATTGCTTCTATTCGCTCTTTGGCTTCTTCTTCAATGGCTTTTATGCGCTCTTTGTTTTCGCTGTCGATGCTTTCTTTCAAAACCGCTTCTGCGTCTTGCGCTCGTTTGGCTTCGCCAATAATTGCGTTTTTGGCTTCAACAAGTGCGCTATTCATTGCGCTAGCGTCGTTTTCGTGCGTTGCAATCCAATCAGCAATCTCTTTGAGCGTGTCCAATCTTTCGGGAGCGTCTGAAATAACTTTTGCGATAGCGTCCGACACGGTATTTTTCACGCTTCCGGAAATTTCAGCGTCGGCGTTGAGCGTGTCGATTTGTGATTGCAAATCGTTATCAACTTTTTCACGCTTTGCGCTTTCTGTGTTTTCTGCGTCTTGCGCTCGTTTGGCTTCGCTGTCGATGTTTTCTTGAAGCGTCTTTTCGGCGCTCTGTCTTGCGACGCTTTCGGCGGCAAATTGCGCATTAGTTGGAGCGTCGATGTATTCTTTGATTTGCTCCGCGCTCACGTGGCTGTCTTCGCTGTTAAGCTCGGTCAAGAAAATGCTGTCGTCTTTCACCACGCCTTCAGGTGTCATTTCAATCGTGATGATGTCCTGAAGCGTCAAATCCGAAAGCCCCGAAGAGCCAGAGCCGCCGCCGATTTTGGCAGAAAGCTCATTGATTGCGTTTCGGCGGTTTGTGATTTCGTTTTTCAAGTCGATTTGGACCACGCCCAACGTTGTGGCAAGGTTTTCAACGCTCTGATTTGTTGAAGCGCTAAGAGTCTCAATGCTCTTTGAAAGCTCTTGCTTGTCGGTGCTGTGAGTTTCTTCAAGCGCTGTTTTCGCGTCTTGGATTGCAGAGAAAACACGGTTTTCCGTGTCGTCGAGCGCGGTTTTGATTTTTGCGCTCACGCTGTTTTGCGTTTCAGCATCTGCGTTCAATGTGTCGAGCGCACTTTGAAGCTTTTGCTCTTCTTCTTGCGCTCTTGTTTTTTCTTCCTCGATAGGCTTTGTAACATCGCCAAAAACATCAGCAAAAGAATTAACCGCCGTCGTGAGCGTCTGAATCGTCTCGTCGTGTTGCTTCACGGTCTCGCTGAGCTCGGCGGTCGCATAATCTTTTATTTCTTTTGCACTTTTGGTCAAGTTTTCGCCGTTTTCATCGACTTCTTTTCCCAAAAACAAAAAATCATCTCTAATTAAAGCCGTTTCGCTTGTGTTTTCATCGTCTGCCATTCATTTACTCCTTATTTTTCGTAAAAAATATATGTCTTTTGACTTAATCCAGATGGATTTGCATAAAATCCACCTTCCTTTTGACATAATCCACATGGATTTTCACTAAATCCAGATACCTTTTCATATAATCTATCTGCCTTTTGATTTAATCCAGATACCTTTTCACTAAATCCAGATGTTTTTTGACATAATCCAGATGGATTTTGACTTAATCCTATTGTTTTATTCTCAAAACGCCGTTACCGTCTGCATAAACCGTTCCTTTCGGCATTCCTGAATAATTTGCTCTTGGGATGTTTTTTAGGCACAACGTCGCACAATCTTCATCAAGCACAAAATCACAAATCCCGCTTGTCTTTCCTGTGTATGTCGTGTAATTCTGCGGCGGGGAGCTGAGACTCGTCCAATTGCTAAAAGAACTATGACAATCACAATGAGAACCGCCATAATCTCTATCTCGTCCATGATATGTTACGCTTCCGCTCTCTCTGTAGCCCTTTAGAGTGATTTGTTTGCCGTCCGCAAGCACAAAATTAAAAGAAATATTATCTCTGTAAATAGCCCTCGAATAACCTTTAAGCCATGGGTCGTCATGATACCAATGCACCCAACCTCTACTCCAAGAATAATCTGAGCCGTCATGATGATAAGTTCCGTCATAGACTTTGTAATATTGCGTTGTGATGTATTGATTTGCAGAATACGAGATTCTCACGCTTTTCACTTCAAGCCCGTTGAACGTTCCGCGGATTGAGTGCTCGCCTTCAAAAACGCCGTTTTGTCTCAAATATTTCCAAATATCATAAAAGCTCTTGCCCGCGTTCGCCTTGAATGCAATCGTTCCAGGCGTTTTGTTTTCCACGACGAGCGCGCCTGTGTGAATTGAGCCGTTAAAGTCGCCGTTCACGCAAGTGAATTGACCGCTGGCAGAAAGACAAAAGCCCGTTTGTTTGTCAAAAACAGCTGATTTTATATCGCCTGTCTGATTTATAACGATGTGCTCGGCAAAGAGTTTTTGAATGAATGCCGTGTTTGCTACAAGTTTGTCAATAAAGGCGTTATTTGTAACAAGGCGCTTCAAGAACAAATCTACTGTGCTGTTGTTTTGGCTCAAAAACGCTGCATTTGTTTTCAGGACGTCGCTCAAAGCGGTGCTGTTGTGCTCGTCTGAGTCGTCTTTTTCCCAATAAGCGCCGTTCCATTTGTACACGCAAGAAGGCTCGAAGGTAACGCTATGCCCGTTATATTCTGCTGTTGCGTTTGTTGTCGCTGTCCATGTGAAGTAATCAGAATAGTAAAGAGGCGTTTCGGTGTCTGGCTCTAAGAAGCCGTGAATTGAGTCCATCGCTCCACGATAAACGCCGATTTTTGTGAGCGTCCATTGAAGTTCCAGCTCGTAAATCACTGGCACGATGTTCTTTTTGTATGTAAAGCCGCCGAAAGCCCGCTTTAGTTTGTGGTCTTTGAAAAGTTTTGCGCTCTTGTCGGTAATGCGCCCGTAAAGGTGGCTTTCTTCAATGTCGTTGTAAATCACTTCGATTTTGATTGAGCCTTGCCCTGTGAGCTCCGTGCCTTTTTCAAGCTCGATGTGGATGCCGTTCTTTACTGCGGGGCATTTCCAAAGCGGCGTGATTGTCATTCCGCGAGCAAAGCCGATTTTGCCGATTTTGAACGGAAGCTCTTTGTAATTGCTGATAACGTGCGCAAAGATGTCAGCGGAAAATCCTTGTGTTTTGCCCTCTGGGTCAACGCCAAACGTTACGTTGTCGTTTTCAAGATAGCAATAGATTGTGCTTCCCGCTTCTCCCTTTTCGCCTGCTTCGCCTTGCTTTCCCGCAATGCCGTTTTTGCCGCTCTTGTTTACCGCGCTATCGATTGCCGAGGCGTATTCTTGAGCCGTGCAAGGTTCGTATTCGCTGATGTTCTCGAGCGTGTACGAGATTGCTTTTTCTGTGAGCTTCTTTGTCTTTTTGGTAATGCGGGCGATGTATGTTCCTATTCCGTAATCGTTGACGGTAACAAAAGAGCCGAGCGGATAATCAACGGCGCTTTTGAGCGTAAGAACAAAATTGCAATAACGGTAATAATTGGCAAGATTGCGGGCAAAGTCTTTGGCGTCCTCGCTGTCATAGATGTATTCAAGCGTGAACTCTTTTTCTTTTGTGCCTTCTGATGAAACAACCGTATTTGTTTTTGTCTGAATAAAAGCGTCGCCGTAAATGTCGAGCTTTCTGCAATAGCGTTTTGAGCCAGTTGTGTTTTTGGCGGTCAAACACGCTTCTGTCAAAAGGTCGGTGCGGTCTTGGTCAAAGCGTTCAATGTTCCATTCAACACCAGAGTCAAAAATGCAATCACTTTTTATTGATTTAACATAGAGCACGGTCCCGTGTTCGCTGTCATACTTTAATTTGTTGTATTTTTCATCAAAGATGTATTTATTCGGCTGTATCTCAATTTGACATTTGTCATTGTCTTTAGCGTTTTGTGTGTCTGAAAAAAGAAGCGTGTTATTAAAAACTTCAACGCCTTTGAACGTTGCGCGGATTGCATCGGCGTCTTTTTCTTTTGCGGTAATCGTGATTTTTTCAAGGCAGTTGGAGCCGTCAAAAGTCTGCTTGATGTCTTTCAGGTTTAAGGGCAAATCTGAAAACAACTCGCAAAGCTGAAAAGCGCCGTTATTGTCAAAATAATATGATTTTCCGTATTCAAAGCAAAGTTCTGTTAAAATCGTTTTTATGCTTTTGCCCTTTTCGGCGGAAAAATACGGCAAGACCTGCGGGATTTTGATTTTTCCGGATTCGTTCACGTTTGCTTTTTTCAAAAGTGCTTTGATGATGTATTCAACGCTTTTTGACACGGCAACAATCGCGCTATCTAGTGTTTTGTCCAAAAAGTAAGACGGAGAAACAATATTCAGAGAAATGGGCTGATTTCGTTGAGTTTTTTCAAACTTTGCGCTTTTTTGCAAATATCCCACAAAGATATTTTTTCGATTTCCGTCGCGGTCCACGTCTTCAATGCGTATTTTTATATCTCGGTTGATGTTGATTTTGAGCGCGTCGGCAATCTGCATATCATACGGGATTTTGCACTTTACGCCGTTGTCTGCGGGTTTTAGCTCATTGTGATAGATTTCTGAAAGCTGAAAGCCGTCTTTGATAATGTCCGCTGTTTTGATGTCGTCGCCGTTTTCGCCAAAATAAAAAACTATGTTCATTTGTGTTTCCTGCTTTAATAGTCTTTTGGACTATTAAGGCAAGAGGTACATAAATGGTTAATGGTAATAGCGTTAAAGTTGCTTTCGCAAAAGAAGCGGCTTATGGTGAGTATAACGGCGCAAAGGTGCGTGTTGCGGTCTCCAGCGAGGGCTTCAAGTACAGCGCGAACAAAAAAGACGAAGGGCTTTTGACGGGCGGCGTCGGAAAATCAATGACTGAGACAATGAGCGTTCACACGGAGGGCGACCTTTCAACACTGGCAAAGCCTCGCACAGTCGGCTATTTTCTGGCGGGCGTTTTTGGCAGAGAGCTGACAACAGCAAGCGAAACGGCGGGCAAGTTCAAGCATTTGTTTTTCCCGATTGGAAACAAAGAAAGCGACCATTTGCCCAGCTGGTCCTTCACGATTGACCGCGGAATAAAGCCAATTAGCTACACTGGCGTGAAATTCGGCTCTATCAGCTTTTCGGCAGCAGCAGAAGACCGCTTGCAGCTCACGCTTTCAACGTCTGGACGCGCTGAGGTCGAAAACGGCGAAATCAGCGACGAACTCAAAAGCGAAAACGCAAAGGCGTTCAAGTTCCATCAGGCAAGTGTGAAAATGGACGGTGAAAAGGTTGCCGATATTACTTCAATCAATTTTGATTACAACAACAATCTTGATACAAGCATTTTCACAACTGACACGGGGATTTATTGCAAAGAGCCGGAAGCTGGACAGCGCGAATGCACTGCAAAGTTTGAAGCGCTCTACACAAAAGACACGGAAGCCGTGCGAAACGGAAAATTCAAAACCGACGCTATCGTAAGCGTTGAAATTGAGTTCAAAGACAGCGAAGACAATGCGCTTATTTTCCGCATTCCTGTCGCTCAAATTTCCGAAATGGAAACACCCACTGCAAGCGGCGCGGACACAATGAAAACATCTTTGACGGTTTCGGCTGTCGACACGCTCAGCGGCAACTATGCGGAGATTGAACTGCATAACGATTTTGAAGGCGATTATTTGGCATAAATATTTTTTTAGGAGCAAAGAACTATGAAACTTAAAGATTGTAATTTTGTGTTTACTGTGAAAATTGATGTTGACGCTGAATCATGGATTGAAGTGCGTGAGCCGTCTATGCTTGAGTTCAAGCAGTTCCAGAAAGACGAAAGCACTAGCGCACAGATGGAAGCCGCCAGAAAGCTCATTCCGTCCTGTATTGTTGACTCAAACTTTGAGGGCGACGACGGCGAGAAAGCAAGCGGCGCGGACATCTGGAAAGTAATCGAGCCGAGCGCAAGCCTTTCAACAAGGATTTTGAACAAATGGCTTTCGTCTATTCCTTTTCGCATTGACGAAAACACAAAGGCAAGCGATTAGAGATTGCGGCAAGCTGTTGTTTTCGGGCGGTAATCCTGCAAACGACGACGAATTAAGAGCGGCGTGGAATGAATGGAGGTTTTTCTTTGAGACGGCTCTTTTTTGCCTTGATGCTCGTTTTGGGAACTGGCTTTTTTGCCCGCTCGGTCAAAATCCCGCCGAAATGGGTGCAAAGTCGTT